CAATAGAAGATATAGAGGAAATAGAATAAACCTACAAGCTAGAAAAATACTTTACACAATCCTCAAGCGAATCAACCACAGGCTCAAGCGATGACAACGGAGAATCTACAAGCGCAAGCGATTGCTTGCCTTCAAATAACAAATACTTATCCTTCCACTGCACAAGCACAAAAGAATTCTTAGGGTGTTGGAAATGAAACGATACTTGATGAGGGGACAGGCGGGCTCTATTGCCGTTAGCTACTTTTAATTCTACAGTGAAAAAGTTGCAGTTAATATTATAACCCAATAGATCGGGAGTACCAAGTAGGCTAAGGTTTTCAAGTCTAGTCCAAACGATATCCTTTGAAACACTTTTAAGTTTCTGATAAAGTTTAGCTTCTGGCGCCATTCGGTCTTCAAGTTTAATCCTGTTTTGTATTAGTAGTCTTCTGCGAGCTTATCAGGCAAGATAAGTGAGGAGGCTTTTTGAGTTTTTAATACCAGTCTATGACCATGATGTCCAGGAAAACCTACTATCGGATGAACATTTTCATGAACTTCCATTCTTCTAATTGCATGTAGCTTACCATTCAACTCCACAAATATAACTGCATTCTTAACAGCATCAGATCCTTCAGTAAATGAACTTAAAAATTGTTGTAAATCTTGTACTCTCATTTCTTCTCCGACAGGTCAGTTATGATTTGTTTCATACCTTGGATTAAATTATCCTTTTTAATTATTTCACTCTCTAATTTCTTAACTTCCCACTTTAATTTTTTAGTATCCCCTATTAATTCTTTATAAGTTTCTATCTTTAACTTAAGATCTTCTATGTCATCTTTCATACCTTGACTTTATAGGACAGTTATCGTAAATTGTCAAATATGGGAGTACCAAAAAGATTAACAGAATTACAACGTAAATTTGCTGAAATACTAGTATTCGGAGATGCGGAAGGCAGACCAGTGACAAAAACTGAAGCCGCAAAGCTAGCAGGTTTTAGTCCAAATAGATCTAGTCAAGAAGGATATGAATTAACAAATCCAAAGATGCACCCCTTGGTTGTAGACTACATAGGTAAACTTAGAGAAGAAAAATTACAGAAATATATGGTAACATTTGATGGCCATATTGCAGAGCTAGATCGTATTAAAGAATTGGCTTTAAAAAAAGGTTCATTCTCTTCAGCAGTGAATGCGGAAACAAACAGAGGAAAAGCAGCAGGATTATACATAGATAGGAAAATAATAAAAACAGGAAAACTAGAGGACTTGTCAGAACAAGAACTAGAAGCAAAAATGAGACAGATTTTAAGCGACTACTCACAGATAATTGATGTGACTCCATCTAAATCTTCTGAATCTTCTTTACCCAGTGTCGAGGAATCATCGTCCGATCACCAAAAGTAATTCCATCTTCATCTTTATCATAAGATGCAAATAATTTTATAGAAATTTTATCTTTAGAATATAACCAACCTTCATTAATAGGTTTAGCTAAACTCATTTTATTAAATTCTTTTTCATTAGCCCAGCCAGAATCACTTACGCAATCGACCCACTCCACTCTGACCTTCTGAAAAGGTATATCAGGAGTTGTTTCAGTGATGATAGCTTTTCTTCTTTTCTTAGGCATACTTCTTTTTACATCTGCGACCCCTATATGACAAATTATATTTTAACACGCGCTTACAAAAAAATATTTGGGAAGTGTCGCAAAACACTGAAATTGACCTATTAGTGTTGATTTTACTGGCAAAAAGTAGCGACCCCTGGGGGGTCGGGAGGGTTCGGCAGGGTTCGGAAAACGCCTTTAGGGGTCGCAGTTTTATGGCCAAATTGTGGCCAAATGATCAAAAAGCCACATTTCTGCCACAGTTGACCACTTTTTTGCGACCCCAAACCCTGTTTTGCGACCCCTTGCGACCCCTTGCGACCCCTCAGGGGTCGCAGTTTTATAGGACGTTTTTCTCGTTTTTATTGGTATAATATTTTCTCATCACTGATAATTTATCTTCAGCTTCAGCAACAATTTGTAATAATTTGTCAACTTCACCTGTGATATCTATATGCTCAGGTATAATTATATTATTCTCATTGAAAGATTGTATCTTGTACATAGCATCTTCAATAATAGATTCATATCTCTTTAGAAGAGTTCTAAACAACTGATCATTCATTAAAGTCCTCCTTTGTAATATTAACTTTAGCTTGTTCTTTCTCATCATGTTTTAGGTCATAATACATGTCTAATCTTTTTAAAAACTTATGTTTCCATTGCCTTAATTCTGCCCCACTTACAATAAACTCTTGGTAATATAGGTCAGGAGTACATATCATTATTACACCTTGTTCAATCTTAGAATTATGTACATAGTCATGAGCCATGGCGTATGCTGCAATCTGCATGTAATAATCTTCAATCCAATCTTCTCTCTTAGGTCTATTCGATTGTTTAAAGTCTACTATAGATTCTTTGCCATTGTGTAAGCAAACCAAGTCAGTAGACCCAGCGTATAGCCCAGGATAATACAACGTGACTTCCGAGCCGTACCATTCTTTAACTGGTGCGAGACCCACTTCAATAACTTTTTCGGCCATGGTTTTCGCCTTCTGTCCGAGCTCTGTAAGATCATTGTACCCAGTTCCGAGAATATAATGCTCGAGGAATTTGTGCATGGCAGTCCCCCTCCTACTACTAAGATTTTTGATTCGTTCTGCTTCTGCTTCTCCAACTTTGGCCTTCCAGTCTTTTAAAAATTGTTGATCTTTGGTGGCCCCTAATATCGTAGTCACTGAAGGAAGTCTAGTACCATTTACATCATAGAGCCGTGATCCGTGATCCTCGTACCGTGTTGCATCAATGTAGGTGTACTTCTCACTATGCTTGATACTTCGACCAAGGTTATGATACTCTTCAATATCCTTATCACTCATTGTCATTTTAGATCCTTTATAACTATATAAATTATTATCATACCGATCGTAAAACAACCCATACTATAGAAAAACATACCAAATCCATCAGCTACACTCATAGTTTTCTCTTCAACTCCTCTAAGTATTCAAAATTTTCTCTATCTCTTATCATCTTATCGTGGCGTATTTGCTGTTCTTTTTTTAATATCTTAACATGTTCACGCCATGCCCAAGCATTTAATTGACCTGCATACTTCATTATAAAATGTAGACCATTATAAATATATTTATCAAACATTATTCTTTTACCAATGTACCTTTCTTAATCTGGTTTAGTGGTGCTGAGTCATGGACATTGCCTGATACAGATACTCTCACACAATCAGATTCAAACGGACTAACCCAGTGTTTCAACCACGCAGGAAATACAAACATCTCTCCGTCTTTTGGAAAGTATGACATATAAGTTATACAATCTCTAATTCCTTCTCCATACATAAACTGTATGCCTCCTGGCCCACAGCTTTTACCATTATATTTTTCGTTTTCTTTTCTCAAAGGTTCTGGAACTGATAGATATATTACAAACGATAACTTACCATCATGATCGTGTGGTGGATTAAATTCATATTGACGTTGAAAGTTGCACCATAAAGCTGTTAGTGCATACTCTGGTTTTTTGTCATACATTTTACCTTGATACTTTTGAAACATTTGATCGTAGATACCAAGATAAGGTGCAAGATAGGGTATAACTTTATCCCTAGACTCCTGCGTATAACCTATTTCTTTTTCTATTTGACCTGCTAGTTTGTGTCTGTAATCTTCTTTAGATTTTTTAATTTCACTTAATAATACTTTTTTAAAATCATCCTGTATTTTTAGTTTGATAACACATGGCCCCCAGTTAAAAGTTCTAACTTCTATCTGTGGATTTTTTTTACCTTTCGACATATTTTTTTCTCTCCTTATATTCTTCTAAACTAATGATTTTATCATCTAAATTCTTTATTGCATAGTGTTCTATAATCTGTGAAATCTTTCCTAACTTAGTATGCGCCCAAGGCCATATTAAACAACAAACATAATAAGCTTCTCTGTGAGTGCACCGCCAACGCCATTGTTTCTTCCAACCTACAGCGTAAGGTGTATGGTATCTTTTTACATTAACTGTGCCAACATTTAATACTTCATGAAGCCAAAGCAAAAGAGATTTGTCAGTCATTGTAATTTCTAATCTTATTTGCCAAGTAGGATAAGGTTTCTTGTTATGTTTTCTTTTACGCATGTATTGTTTGTATGATACGCATCCTTCACCATCAAACAATCCTGCGATATATGCTTTGTCTGTATCAGGAATCATTTCTTATCTCCTGTAAAAACCCATTTTACTATTGATGTTGTTGGATCAAAGCCATCAAACTTTAAATCTTTAGTGCAGCTTGTTAGAAGTACCATCGTCAATCCAACCAGTATCAATCGTTTCATAAAACTCTCCCTCTGAATCACAGTCCCAACATTGATGAACTGTTTCTTCTTTATCTTCTGTTGAAATTTTTAAGTATCCATTGCCTTTGCAAGTAGGACATATGTGTAAAGAGACTTTAGTCTTTTTTAACTTTGCCATTTAGTTTTTTTACTTTCTCATTTGCAATAGATTCAATTGTTTTTGATATAGACAACTTAGCATCGGGCAATAATACCTTTGATAGTTTATCTAAAGTAGCGTATGTTTGTTTCGTTAGTGAAACATTTTTGTACTTACTCATGTCTGTCATGGTTTCCTTTCATAATTTAAAAACAAAATATAGATGATAGTATAGGATTGTCAATGAAAATATTACTTAGTTTAGTCATTTGTTCACAGCTAGCAGGTGCTTGCATGGAGCCCTATGAATGGCCAGAGAGATTTGACAATCAATATGATTGCCTAATGTTTGGTTATGAACAGTCTACTATAAAAATGAGAGAGATAGGTAGAGAAGAAGTTAATCAATACAACATGTATATTAAGTTTTATTGCACTCCAGAGAATACTATTTGACATTGATAATTTAAAATGATAGCAGAGAATTATCTCATCATCACAGCCTACTCCTTCTTTTCCCTCTTTGGAGTAGGTGTTTCTTGATCCCAGATCCACAGTAAAAAAACTGCGGGTAGTAAAAATAAACTACTTACAAATACAGCCAATAAAATCGCCACTGCCATCCTTCATTACATGTACGTTGAAAGGTGGTTCATGATACGTGGTTAAATGTAATCGTAGTATGTCGCATAAATCTATACAATCTATTTCACTTAATAATTCTATACCCGCTGTCATTTCTTTCGTGACAGCTACCAAAGTATAAAGTCCATCATTAAGTAATATTAGATCCATAAGATTTTGTACCCCACTTTATAATATTTTTTAAACCAGGTGCAGATATTTGTAGATCAACACCGTATGGTTTCCATGCTCTTTTCATTAAATTTAATTCAAGCAATAGATTAGACCATTGTTTTTGTGAAACGCCTCTTGGTTTAATGGTGATTACTTTTTCTTTCATACTCTTCTATTTCTCTCAACTCTTCTTCAAGTTGATTTCTATCTTGTTGCAACTTCAATTGTATATCTGATATTGCACTTAGCTTTGCTAGTATTGCTATCTTGTCTATTACTTTGTCGTCCATCTTTTTCTCCTGTATTTATTTCTAATTAGAGACTAGGATAATTTGGGATAACTGTCAACCTTTCTTTTGTTTTTTTTGTTGACGTTTCTCTTGCTTGTTTCTTGATTTTTTGTGACGTCCAGGTCGTTTTTTAGGTTTATCACGGGGTGCCGTAGAGACACCGAATTTAGATTTCTTGGCCATCTGTCCATTCTTTTACAAACACATTCATATCATCAGGTCTATTTATATGTGGTAAATAACTTATTTTTCCATTTATGTGTTGCTCTAAGTCGGCACCACAATTCATACATCTATACATTTCTTTTGTAAGTCCAACTAACATTGTAAACTCATCACACGTTGGA